GTTTGATGGCAGGTACAGGAGCTATGCAGTTAGCGAAAATATCTAAGACTAAGTTTGGCGATAAGAGCGGTGCTAGTGGTGCTTCATCTGCTTCTCCAAATTCAAATGCAGTTAGTTCAGTTATTGCACCTGTTCAATATACACAAGATGTTCAAGGTGCAAGTATTGAAGGTGCTATACAAGACAGTAAAGTATATGTAGTAGAATCTGACATTACTGATACACAAGATAGAGTAGCAGTAACAGAAAGTGAAGCGAGATATTAAAAAAATTAACAAATCTTTAAGACTATCTATATAGTTTTTAGAGACACTTAAACACTAAAAAACTTTAAGTACTATGAAACTAACAGATGAATTAAAGGTTTACTTCATACACATTAACGAAATGGATGAGACCGGAATGGACGCTATTAGTTTAGTGGACGTTCCGGCAGTCCAAAGAAACTTCCTTTGCTTTAATGAAGAGAAGAAGCCAGTAAGATTAGAGTTTGACGGAGCTAAACACATTATTACAGGTGTTGTTTGCTTAGCTGAAACTCCAATTTACCGTTATTCGGAAAGATATGGTGAATACTTTGTGGTATTTACTAAAGAGACAATAGCGAAAATGGTTGAAAAGTATGCAAAGAAAGGATTGTTTAACTCAGTAAACCTACAACATGATGACGAAAAGTTTGTAGATGGGATTTATATGATTGAATCTTATATCACAAACAAAGAAAGAGGCATATCTCCAAAAGAGTTTGCTGATGTACCCGATGGCTCTTGGATTTGTTCTTATAAAGTAGAGAATCAAGAGTTATGGGATGAAATAGTTAATGGTGACAAGCTTAATGGTTTCAGCCTTCAAGGTCTATTCGATGTTTCCCCTGAGAGATTTGAAAAACAAGATAAACCGATGACCTTTGATGAATGGATTGAACAATATCTTTGAACCTAAATCAATGCAAAATAAACCTAAACAACTATGAACTTGAATTTGTTACAGTTAAGAAAACAATTACTTCAATTAGCTGAGATTAGCACAGACAAAGGCACTCTCATTATCGAGGGAGAGCTTGCAGAGGGCGTTGAAGTATTTGTAGAATCGGAAGAGGGTTTTGCTCCTGCTGCTGACGGTGAGTATGTCTATGAAGATATGCTAATTGTTGTAGCAGAGGGTAAGATTTCCGAGCTTCGCAAAAAGAGCGGAGAGGATGAACCTGCTGAAGAGACCCCGAAAGCAGAAGAGCAACCCGAAGAAATTAAGGAAGAGGAAGAGGAACAACCTGCTGAGGAAGCAAAGGAAGAATCTGAACCTGAACCTGATGAAAAAGACGCTAAGATTGAAGAACTTGAAGCAAAAGTTACAGAGCTTGAATCAATCGTAGCAGAAAGAGACGCTAGAATTGCAGAATTAGAAGCAGAACTAGCACAAAAGCAAGAAGAACTAGAAATGTCAGCCGATGAGCCCGCTAAGGATAGAGTTAAGAGTGAGCAGAAAGTTGGCGCATTAAAGTATTTTAACTAATTTAACCTTAAAAACCTAATTTAACTATGGCAATTAACGTATCGGCTTTGACAGCCTATGTAGAGGAGCAACGTCTTCCTCTTATTCGTAAAACTATTTTTGCTGCACCTTCCGTAAAGCATTTCAACCTTCAAACTGGTGTAAAGCATAGTGCAGCTCTTAACATTCTGAACACCTCTGTATCTTTCGGTGATGGTGCTACCTGTGGTTGGGATGAGGCAGGTACTTCTGCTTTCTCACAGCGCGTACTTGAAGTTGGAAATTATAAGGTGAATATGTCGTTCTGTGACCGTGCAATGTTGAAGTATTGGAACGGTTATGAAGTTCGCGTAGCAGCTGGTCAGAAGAGCCTTCCGTTTGAGGAAGAGTTTGTAGAGGGTGTTATCAGCGACATCAAAGACAAAATGGAGCGTAACATTTGGCAGGGTGTAAAAGCTACTGACCGTATGGATGGTATTCTGACTATCTTAGCAGGTGAGGCTTCTGTAATTAAACCGACTGTTGCACAGGGTGCTACTGCTTATGACAAAGCTCTTGCAGCTTACAAAGCTATTCCGGCTGCTAAGCTTGACAAGGCTGCTATCTTCATGGGTGTAGATGAGTTCCGTGACCTAGTACTGGAACTGACCTCGAAGAACCTTTATCACTATGACCCGAAAGTGGACGCTGAAATGGAGATTATCCTTCCGGGTACTTCCACTAAGGTTTATGGTGTTTCCGGTCTGAATGGTACTGCTAAAATGGTTGCAGCTGACCCCGAAAACATCTTCTACGGTGTTGATATGGAGGGCGATGATGAGAAGTTTGACCTCTGGTATTCTAAGGATAACCAAGAGTTCCGTCTCGCTATCAACTTCAATGCAGGTGTACAGGTTGCTTTCCCTGATGAGATTGTACTTGTAGGCTAATTATTCTTCATAACATATATCCGGAGGGGGTAGTTTAGTGAAATAGATTACCCTCTCTACAATTAACAATTAAAACTATTTGATACTATGGCTTGTAATTCATATACATTATCCGGTTTGAACACCGCTTGTAAAGAGGCTTCCTTTGGAGGTATCAAAGAGGTTCTAATCGCACAGTTTGAAGATGTAGCTAGCACGTCAGTAGATGGCACTTCTCACCTGCTTACTCCAGTAATGGCAAATGGTAAGAAGTTCAAACAATATAAACTTTTGAAATCTACTGGTAGCTTAACTAGCACACTCAATACTAGCGAAACTAGTGCTTCCTACTTCACAAATGAGGTTACTCTTCAATTTATGAAAATGGAAACGTCTAAGCGTATTGAGATTATGGCTCTGATGATGAGCTCTTGCGCAGTAATTGTAAAAGATACTAATGATAAATACTGGTATCTTGGTAAAGACAACTACGTAGAGTGCTCAGCAGGTACGGCTACTACTGGTACGGCTCTTTCAGACGCTAACCATTATGAATTGACACTAACTGATACTTCGGCTGAGCTTCCGTATGAGGTTAGTGCAGAAGTTATCGAGTCTATTGTAGATGAGGTAGCTTAATAAATAAACTTCAATCATTTTATATACAGAAGGAGGGCATTAGATGAGTGTAACGACTTTATTTAATACCCTCTTTCGCCGTATATATACCTAATTAAGATAAAACTATGATATATCTAAGTAAACACAAAACCTATATAAATGTCCCAAGACATTCATTTAAGGTTGATGGAGAATATACTCTCACAATCTCTTCTCCTGTTTCTGATGATGTTACTATAGTTGAGAATGGTGGTAATATTTCTACAAAACCGCTCTATTATAAATTCAATCTAGATAGTCAGCAGCTATTAAATATTCCGGATGGCGAATATACTTACAAACTCATTGGAAAGTATAATACCGTCTTGGAAGTAGGTTTGATTATGATTGGAACTTATGATAGTGAGGATGTAGTTAATAACACTTTTAACTTAGAAAGCAAAATACAGTATCATGGATGAGAAATTAAGATTCGGTATTTATGATTCGACTGCTAAAGTGGTTCCTACCTTTGTTGAGAAAGATACAAACAGACCATACCTAAGCTATGGAAATGATAACAGATTTCCTCAATACTTATGGGACTTGTATCTTAGGAGCGCTTTGTTACAGTCGATAATCGAGGGAACAGCAGGTTATGCCCTCGGTAACGGTATTATTTACAATGAAAATACCGTAGTACAAAAACTTTCTGAAACAGCCAATAAAGATGGCGAAACTCTAGAAGATGTAATCAAGAAAGTGACTGTAGATTATTTGATATTCGGTGGCTTTGCTCTACAAGTTATCAATAACAAGCTTGGAGAAATAAGCGAAATTTACTGGTTAGATTTCCGTAACGTCCGTCTCAACAAAGAAGGAGATAAGGCTTTCTACTCTGAGGATTGGGTTAGACATGCAAATGACTATGTAACCTATGATATTTACGACCCAAACGCTAAACAAAAATCGGGAGTGTTCTATTTCAAAGGTCATGTTAGTCGCGGTGTTTACCCTGTTCCTAGATATAACGGAGCTTTAAGCGCAATCGAGACTAGTACAGAAATCTCAAAATTCCATCTTAACAGCATATTAAATAATTTCTCCGGTAACTTCATTATTAACTTTAACAATGGCGCGCCCTCTACGGAAGTACAAGAGGAAATAGAACGTAAAGTTAAAGCTAAGTTTGGCGGTGC